GGATGAGTGGGTATCTGTTGAAGATCGTATGCCAGAAAAAGATAAAAGCGTCGAATATAAAGCGACGTTGATGGAAGGGCATAGGGATGAATTTGTTATTGAGAGCGTGGGCAAGTTTGTTGGCTACTACGTTGATGAAGATGGCAAAGAGTGGAAGGGTATGCACATTTTTGTGAGCGACCGTAGTGGCGGTTGGCTTACTGGTGATGTGCAATTTTGGAGAGAGGTGCGTGATGATTGATGTGCCGCTGACAAAGAAGCAGGCGGAGATGCGGATTCTGATTGACCGCATGACCCGCCGGTATGGCTACACGCCAACCATCAATGAGCTGTCGCAGAAGACCGGCAAGAGCTTCAGCCAAGTACACCGGCTGATGACCGGCCTAGTCGAGCGCGGCGCGGCTGAGAAGGTGGCCGGTCGAGCCAGAGCGTTTAAACTTTTATAACGAATATCGGCCTCGCCCTTGGGCGGGGTCTTTTTTTGCTCGACAGGGGTTGATATTAAAGTGATATCATCTTATATTCAGAGGGTAACAAGGGAGATTGATATGACTTTCATTATGAACCAGACAGCTTGGGAAGCCGGACGTGAGGCAAGCATCAAGGCCAACGCGTCTATCGGGCGCAATAAGCGTTGGATTGCTGAGGACGAGACACGCAAGGAAATCGAGCGTTTTGTACTTGGTGGCGGCAGTGAGTTTATCGCCAACATGCGCGACGCGCTGCATGAGTGGGGCAGGCTGACAGAGAGCCAAGAGGCTGCTGTTCGCAAGGTTATGGCACGCGAAGAAAAGCGCGAAGCCGAGCGCACTGCTGAGTGGGAAGCCGCAGCAGATTGCCCAGAGGGCCGCGTCGAAGTGACTGGCGTTATTATTTCGACTGACATTCGCGACACTTCTTTTGGTATGCAGTGGAAGATGCTGGTGCGTGACGATAGCGGCTTTAAGGTTTGGGGTTCAATCCCATCAAAGCTGCATGAGCCAGCCGAGGAAGACGGCCAGTTTGTCACCGGCCAAGAGCTGAAGGGCAAGCGCGTCTCATTTACTGCGGCAATCACGCCAAGCAATGACGATCAGAAGTTTGGGTTTTTAAAGCGCCCAACAAAAGCAAAGCTGGGGGGCTAAATGCAGACAGAACACCTAAAACCAAACGACCTAGTCAGCGTGACTGGCCCAAGTGGCAGGACAGTCACGGCTATGGTCAGGCGGGTCGAGCGCATTGACGATGAAAGCTACAATGTAGTTTTTGAGGATATGCAGACCGCCGATAGATTTGACTATCAATATCTATATAAGTGAGTGAGGGGGCGAAAGCCCCCTTATTTCGTTAGGCCCTTCATCTTTTCAAAGCTACGCATCCCACCCAGACCCAACATGCCCAGCAATACAGTCATCAAGCTGTCCATATCAAAGGCTGGCATAGGTGGTATTTCAAGCCCCATATAAGCCGTGATAAAGTCAGTGGCTGGAAATAAAACAAAATGCGCCATCAGGGCAATGCCGCAAGTCCATCCGATAAACGGACGCCACCCGGCCACAAAAATTGACCTGTGAGACGCCTCAGCCTTGTTGATCTCCAGTTGACCCTTGGCCAGCTCTTGCGCGTGTTGGTCGGCCATTGTGGCTAGGTCGAACGCCAGCTTGTTCTTCTGGTCTTTGTCTTCAATGAACTTGTCTAGCAGGCCAGTAACCGGCCCGATCAGTGCTTGTATCATTTTGATTCACTCCCGCACCATACTGCAAAAGCCCCTGTGGCGGCTCCGACGATAGTGCTAACAAACGCGGTTTGCTGAGTTGTGGCTGACACGCCAAGACCCATAAACCAGTCACAGACATTCCACGCCATTACAGTAAATGCCAACATCATTAAGCGCGGGATGATTTTGTACTCAAGAAGAACCTTGCTCATTTTGACTCCAGACTCATCTTGATCTTGGCTATCTCAATCTCCAGATCATGCACCCGCTTGACCGTATCCTGCACAGACTTTGGCGGCTCAAACTTGTCGATCCAATCATCGTTTTCCTCAACTTCCTGCATTGTTAGTTCAAGATTATGCTCAAGAAAACTAATGCGCTCGGTTAAACCAAAATAAACCCACACGCTGACGGCGGTAAACGCAATCATGCTGATAAGGTTTCTCAGCGGGATAGTAACCTCGCTGGCCTCGTTCAATCTTGTCGCTGCGTTTTTAGTCATCAGCCAACGCCTTCATCCGGTCAATTAAACGACCAGCGCGGTTTGGAACCTGTCTTGCCCACTTACTGTCGGCCATCTGTGTCGCCGCCTCAGCATAGTCACAAGCCTCAATGGCTGCCTTTAATTTGATGAACTTGCCCAAACGGCTGCGGCCCAAGTTGAAGGCCATATTGGCTAAGACTAGCTGGCACTCGTCAGGCAGGTCATTCCAGTTGTCAAACAACGCCAAGCAATCCTCAAGCGTCACAACGATATCTAGCGCAAACAGTTGGCGGCAGCGTTCCGGCGTGATCTGCGTGCCGACAGGTCTGCCGTGTTCTGCGTCAGCCTCGCGGATTAAGTGGCCAATGCCGACAGTCGGCAGGCCGAGGTGATCCAGATATACGTCCAGACGCACACCCTCATCAGCGGCAATTTCTTCTCTCAGCGTGTCTTTATTCATTGCCTCGTCTCCATAACAATCTCAACCGCTTTATCCCAGCTATCAGTTTCTGCTTCAAGCGTGAAGCGCGACGGCTGCAAGCGCAGAGTGTATTGCCGTACGCTCGTAACCGGCATGAACAAGACCCTGCGGGCATCGGGGGAAACAAGGCAGAGAACATCGTAATCATCCTGTGTCGGTAGTTTTTTTGTTTTACAGCCGTGACCCAATTGGAAATGGTGACGCGGAGATCGACGATCACTATTGCCCAATAAACTCGCAGTCTTTGCCTGCACTCGAATAAAATCTTGCCCATACCAAGCCACCATATCAACTCTGTCTTGTTGTGCCATAGAGACGCGCCAGCCTAAGCCTAAGATGGCAGCCGCCGCGATATACTCGCCAATCAGCCCGGTTGTTGTTTCGTTCAATTTTTAGACGCCAACCACATAATCCAAAAGAATATGCCGAAGGATACAATACCCAGAACACCAATCGCAATAGCCTCTAGAATTTTCTGACGCATCTCCTGCTGCTTATAAATAGCCTCTTGGCGCTCCTTGCGGATTCGCCCCTCAAGGTGGATCAGGTCAGCCCAAGCCTGCGGCCCGAAAGTCATTTGCAGATACTGCTTCAGCTCGGCGCGTTGCGCTTCCAGCTTCTTCTTGGCGGCGTAAACCTGTAGCGCCTCACTCTGGACTGCGTCGGCGCCTTGCAGCTTCTTGAATAGCGGCGGGTTCTTCGCCTGCTTCTCGGCTTGGTCAATGTCAGACGCGGCCTTCATCCAGCGCGACACGTCGCCTATGCAGCTCTCCAGATCGCGGCCAGCGTTAACCATCTGCTTGATCGTATTGAAAGCTGCCGTCGCCCCAGAAATTGCTGCGCCTATCGTGATCGGGTCTATGACAGTGTTCCTTATGTGAATGTGGGGCGCATTAGGCCGGTATTATAGCACCGCGCACGCCAGTCGAGTATATCACCTCGGATGACTGCCTGCTCGTAAATCTTAGTGGTTTTTTCTGTGTCTGGGCATTGAGCCACAACGCCAGCGTCTACTTTCGGCTGTCCATTGGGCAGAATAACCACCACAACGAACAGCATCAGCGCGTTCATTTTTTGTCACGGCCAGTAAAACGCCTGATAACAGACTGCACGGTCTTGGTTTCCCATATGCGAATTAGTATCCACACGCCGGTAAACAAAGCCACAAAGTCAGGCACCATAGCCATATATGCGGCGGCAGTGCCTGTTCCAGCAACTACGTCAATGATGACTTTGTTTTCTTCGTTCATTACTCGCCGCCACCCATTGCATCAGCTTGCGCTGCCAGATGCGCTGCATAGGCATCTTTTACTGTCTGTGTGTGTACAGCCGCACAGATAGCTTGCACCTCTGTGCTTTCACCGCTGATGTCAGCGTCAGGTGCTACAACGTGCCGTGAAAAACCACGACTAATCTCAACGCCATCTTTTTTGATGACTGTTGCGGTGCGAACTTGGACGTGCTTGTAATCGCCTACGATTTCAATTTTATCTTGTACTGTTTCT